AACACAGGGCCGGTTGCGTGGTAACGGGCTTATCGTTCCTGCCCACGCTCACCTTGAATGCCGGATTACCGGCCCTGTTTACTCCTCTTACGCGCCCGGGGAACCGTAGATACCACGGGGGTCAGACCAGCCGAAGCTGTAACGCTCGCGAGCCTTATAACGCACGTTGCCAGTATCAAAGTCGCCCTCGAAAGCTGTGCGGATAGGTGCACGTTGGAACATCTTCAGGCCGTTAGGCGCATCAGTCATCAGGAACCAAGCATCGGTATCCGTCAGAAAGTGATTGACACACCAGCCGTCCGGGACAAGACCCATCGACTTGATCGCATTGATGTCGTTATCCGCCGTTGCAGTACGCAGCGTAGACTTCATCAGACGCTCAGAAGTAAACTGGTTCTCTTTCGGAACAACCATCCGCATTGCCATGACAGCAATCTTCAGACCACGTTCATCGGTAAACCCGGCAATATCGATGATGCCCTGTTCGAGAGAAGTCTCATTCAGGTCAGTCGCAACGCTGGGGGTATTCGAGAACGTCGGGCCAAGGGCCGTCGGGTGGGCGCTGTAACACAGCGGTACACCGTCACCGCCGTAGTACGCAGCGGAGTTGGTGAACGCGTTGTTCAGGATGTTCGCAGCCGTGACCTGTTTGGTGTTGGCCATCGAACGAGCCAGCGCTTTGGTGTAACGTGACGCCAGACGGTCATACAGGTTGTCCTCTATCGCCTCTTCGGTGATCGAGAAAGCCAGTGCAACAGTTTGGTGGGTGTATCGAGCCGTGAACGACTCGTTTGCCATGTCATATGCAACCCCAGCACCTTCCGCTTTGTTCGGCGCTGCTGCAAAACCAGTCAGCATCACCTCTTCTTCGAACGCACGCTCTGATGATTCAATTTCAAAAATATCTTCGTGTTCGTTCTCATAACGCTTGTATTCCATACCGAACAGGGCGTTCAGTCCGGGCTCAAGCTCTTTTACTAATTGTGCACGCGTGATAGCCATGGTTAAACTCCCGCGGTGCCGGTACTGGCACCATAAAGATGATTATTCGGCTTAACAATAAGCTCTGCATACTCTGAGAGCACATCGTTATTTCCCGGAGCGTTATATACGCCAATAACTTTCCACGCGTAAGTAGCATTGCCCGTGGCCGGAACATCAACTTGTTGGCCCGAAATGCCGGTGGTGGTGCTGCCCGGAGTAGACGTGACAATTACGGCATTACGGCCGGTAGCCGTAACAGCTGCAATGCCCGAACACTGAACAACAAACGAGGAAGTCGGATCGTCAACGACAAAAGCAACGATGTCCGAAGCAACGATGCTACCCGGGTAGAAGTTTTTAAACGTGGTTTTCTTGGTGGTGGGGTCGGTGTATTGACAACCCACAAAGACTCCCAACAACGGACCAGAGGTAGCTACGTTAACGTAGCCTCCAGACAAAGTAACGCAATCACCCTGAAAAATCGCAGTGCCATAGTTGCTGGCAATACTGTATGAAGTATTGCCTTGGTTTGCAACAGTGCTACCCACACGACCTACCGGGCGAAAACCAAAGGCTTTATTTGTGTTAGCCATTGAAATTCTCCAAAAAGATTAGGGTCAACCCGGCCCTTAACTACGAGGGCCAGAAAAAGTTACACGTGAGTCCCGTTCAGGGTTGTTAATGCGCATGCTCCCATGTGCATTTTCTCTCATCATGTCATTATCGATTGCTTGAATCTGATCCCTTGCCTTTTGCAGAAAGTAAGCGTTTCGCTCCGCTTTGGTTTCTAACGGAATCTTGGCGAGCATGAGGCCACCTACGGCAACCACGCCCTTGTATTTGCCATCATCAACAGTAGGCATGTAGTCACGATGCTCTTCCGGCAGTTCCTCTATACGAACGAGTTCATAGCCTTCGCGCAACTTCCCGAACACATGCTGCTTGTCAGAAAAACCGTTAACTTCCGAACGAATCCAACGATACGCATACCCCTCCGGAGGCTGGGGAGCATCAAGTCTGGAAGGACGAACCCATGGACGACGACGCGCGGTTTTCTCACGGCTATCCGACGTGCGAGCACTGCGATCTAAGGAAGGTACTTGTGTCTTATCCATAATTTAATCCTTCACATATTTGGCATATTCCTCGAGAGGAACGCCAAGTTTTTTGGCAATCGCTACCTGACTCGGTGAAAGCCGAACGGAGCGGCGTGCGGTATTGACCCCGGAAGACCGGGTAGCAGGTGCAACCGCTTGCACGGGACGTTGCACTCTGGTTTCAACAGTTTGCGTTGTTTCTCGCCTTGCCCTGTTGGGAAAAGTATCAGCAACGCGCCTGTCAAGCTCATCATAATACTCATCTGAGGCGGCGTCAAACCCTTCGTTCTCAATTAATTGACGGTGAATCCCCCAAGCCGCATGGGTCATTACCGTGTCTTGACCAAACCACAAGTTTTTCCCCGCCCATTCCTCTGCCCGGGGGTCGGGCTTGGCAGGGGAACGTTGCGCTTGCTGCGCTTGCTGCGTCTGTCGCGCTTGTTGCATTTGATGCGCCTGCTGCAAAGCCTGCGCCTGTTCAGTCATGGACCGCTGCTCGAACATCAGCGAGGTCAAACGCCCATGAGCCTCCGTTTCCGTGTCAATATCACCCTCTTCACGGGCCTTGCGGATGATCTGCTTTAAAGCAATCGTCTGGGTTTCAGACCGCGTTTTAGCTTCGGAAAGGCGACCGTTGTCGGTGTAAAGCAAGCGAGTTTCAAGCTCTTGTGCCTGCCGCTGCACCCCTTGGGCGTATTCCATTGCCGCCTGCTCGCGTCGTTCCGTCTCCCGGAGACGAGAAGTCAGCTTATCAATGCGCTTTTTGACGTTTTCGCTATAATCCTCTAGCTCGTCCGTTTTTTTGCGCTTTTGGGGGGATTCTGCTACGACCGTTGGGGATTGCAGTGCGGTAGGGCGGTTTGAAGAATCCGGTGGGGTTTCCTCCAGATTTATAGTAACCGCCTTCTCGTCATCCCCTAGCTTCAAATCCAGTGCTGTGTTTTCGGTTTCAATAGTCATATAGGCCTTACATGTGGAGGATGTCTTCTGGGTCGTTAACTACCGCCAGAATCTCATCGTCATTCAAAACACGGATTTCGCCACCATCGATATTCAGCCTTGACCCACCGTAACGGGCAAAAATAACCCAATCGCCTTCTTTGCACCAAGGACCGTTAGGGTATTTAGACTGATCGGCATAGGCTAAATCACCCATTTTCAGGACGTAGCCACAACTGGTAGTCAGCTGGTTAAGCTGCCGTGTTTGGTCCGAAAGGGCAATTCCACCCTTGCTTTTCTCCTTCCCCATGTAGGGGAGAACCGTTATCCGCCAACCTGTAGGTTGTGGGACACGACCCCGGACTTTTTCATGCAAAACCTTGGGGTCTAATACCCCCGAATCAGCATAACTATCGGCCAATTCCGGTTCTTTCTTTTCTTTCTCCTCTTTCCACTGTTTTTCCAAAGCGGTCAAGGTTACGGGCTCACTCATAGGGTTCCTTTAGGGTTAAAAATCTTCCTTGTTTTTGGAAAGCAAGTCCTTTACGGCTTGCTCGGCAAATCTAAGGCCCTCAAGTCTGCCCATCAGAAAGCGATACCTTTCCATATTGGAAACGGAACCGTTTAGTACAAGGCTTTCTGCGTCCTGTTGCAAGCGACGAATTTCTTTTAACAGAGCTTCTGAAAACTCGAGCATGGTTAATCCCATGTAGCAGCAGACAGGTTAACGGCCCCGTCTGGTGGCCTTATCTTTGTTAGTTAGTACACACCAACCGGCAGCTTACCATCTTTTTTGTATGTTACGGAACCTCCTTTTTTACGAATAGCGAAAATTTGTTTACGGGTCGTAATCGATGTTCCTGTTTTGTCCGGAGGGCTGCTTATAAAGTTCTTACGCCCCTGCTCGTAAGCCTGATTACGACGCACCTCAATAGCACCCCCCGCCGCCATGCGTTTGTCGTCCCGTGATTTGTTCAAGGAAATAGCAATAGCCTGTTTGATTGCAGCGGTTTTGCTGGTTGGTCTGCTTGACCCAATTCGGCCTTTGTCTTTATACGTGCCGACAAGCTCCTTAATGTTGGAGCTAACTACTTTACGGCTACTGCCTGTTTTGAGTGGCATTTGGATTTCCTCTAAAAGCGGGTTGCGCCCGCAACATTGCGATTTTTTCTTGTGAAACAATTTTGGCTTGTTCTTCTTGCCCATCCATTGTAAGTTTTTGCTTTTCCAACGCTTCATCCGCCTTATTAGATGCTTCAGTAATCCCAAGTTCCTTCTCTTTCAACGAGACCAACGGGTCACTCTGGTCACCCTGCAACTTGGTCTGAAGTTCTTTAATATCCTGCATGTATTGAGCAATCTTCAGCGCAATCATGCCTTCTTTTTGTATTGAAGAAACCAAATCTTTGGGATCCTTCCCGTATTGCAAGAACAACTCTGCTTCGGTTTGCTCTTCTGCCTTTAACCGCATGTGTTCCAAAATGTGCTGTTGTAGGCTTACGGCCGCAGCCGGGTTAGCCTGCAACATGGGCGAAAAACCCTGCATCAGGTGCGCTACGGTGTGCGCGTCATGCTGTTGACCAGCAAACGCTTTCAACGGAGCCCCTTCCAGCACTTCGGAGTTTTCTGTTGCAGGGTCTTTCGGGTGTTGGACGTTTTGCGGTTTTAAAATTGCGTCAATATCACGCACATTCAACGCCGAATACATGCGGTGAAAAGCCTGATACATGTCATGCATCTGCGGCGCGCTTTGCGCCAGCTGTAACTGCGTCTGGGCCAAGGTCACGCGTTGCGCTGAAGAAAAGATATT